TGATGCAAGTTTATCAGGTGGTTTAACAACTACTAATACATCTTTAGGTACAGCATCTAGTCCTATTAACGTAGAAGCAGACGATGCAGGTATCAACTTAATGCTCTTAATGGCTAGAGTATTAGATGATCAATCTGTACCAGAAGAGAATAGATGGTTTGTTGCACCTCCAATCTTCTACGAGAAGATGTTTCAAGCAGGTAACAAGATAGCAGAAGTACAGGTAACTGGCGATGCTTCTTCTAACCTAAGAAACGGACTTGCAACTCCGGGTACACTTGCAGGCTTTTCTTGCTACAAGTCTACAGCATTAAACAGTACAGCAGGTACTGACCAAGTAACATTATCAGGTGTCGCAACAGACGCTTCTGAGAACGTTATCTTAGCAGGTCACATCTCAAGTACTGCTACAGCGTCTCACATCGCTAAGACCGAAGTGGTACGTTCAACAGAATCATTCTCTGACGTTGTTAGAGGACTACACGTTTTTGGTAGAAAAGTTCTTAGACCAGAAGCTATAGTCCGTGGCGTTATAGATTTTGCTTAATAGGGAGGACTAACTATGGCTACTTATGATAGAACCATCACTGGTGGTGGTACAGTAGGTCATCCGGGTAATTTACCTAGACCCTATGTAATTACATCT